AATGCGATGGCTGCGGCACGTTTGCTCAAAGCCAACTCGCAGATGTTTGAGCGTGCCATGGGTCGTCCTCCGACTGCTCGTGAGATGTACCTTATGCATCAGCAAGGTCTTGGGTTCTTTACCAAGGGCACGATGACCAATATCTCTGGCAACCTACCTGCCAGTGCGAGAACCCCTGCGAACATGAGCCATGAAGGGTTCGCGAAGTATTGGGGTGACAGGATTGATAACCTCGTCGCTCAGGCCAAGGGTGCTGTGCCCACTGGGGATACCTCTGATCTGAGGGGCATGCTCGGCAGCACGCCCATGGCTCAGCAGAAGACTCCGCTTGAAGGCGGTTTGGCTAATACGCCTCAGCGTGCGGCTCAGACTGCTGCGCTGATGACTGGTACGCCCATCGAGAAGATCAAGGCCATTGCTGAAATGGTCAATACCGCTGGCAACCGTGGTGCTATCAAGGGTGATGCTCGAACGCTCGCCTCGTCCTCGCGTGTGGCAACTCCTCGTGTGTCACACACAGAGATGCCCCAAGTGCCGCTACCCGGTCAGGCTCCCAATCAGGCTAACCTGCCCATTCCGGGTATCAGGCCGGACCCGATGATTACCGATACCATGAACCCAAGCGTCATGTCAACGATCAGGCAATATCAGGGGACAGGTGTGCCCACGTTACCGCCTCCTGCTGCTCCTGAGGTTAAGGCACCCAGTCAGATCGAGGCAGAGAAGCCGAGCTTCGCAAACAATGCGATGAAGATTGCCTCGTACCTAGCCACTGGTGCTTCTGCTCCTGTTAACCCGCTAGCTCTCGGCTCGCTGGCAGTTAAGGGAGTTACCGATGCTGTGCGTGGTACTCTGCCATCTGTTCCATCACTTGCCGACGCCAAGGGTTTTGCCAAGGGTGTCGGTGCTGGTGTCGCTCAGCAACCTACTGATGCTGCTATGGGTACTCTCGTGCCTGCTGCTGCGGCTGTTGGGCTGCTTACTGGGTCTGATACTGGTAAAGACGTTGCTGTTTCTGGCATCCAAGGCAACGAAGATTGGAAAGGCGGTGTTAGGGATTTCTTCGGGATCGACCAAATAGCTCCGACAGAAGCCGAGTCCGCTGGTGAAACTCTAGGGCGTAACCTCAATCCTGTGAGTGCGCTCAAGACTGGGTTCAACCTCGGTGCCAGCTATCTAGGTGAGAAAGCCCAACCTTACATCTCCAGTTTCAGCCAGAAGTATCCTGTCCAGAACATCTTCTCGACCCCTGCCGAAGCTGCGAACATCTTTGGTGCGCCTCCCCGAGTGGTCCAAACTCCGGGTGGACCTGTTGTCATGAACGATGCCTCGCTCAGTGAGTTTGTCTATGGTGGTGTTGCAGCCATCGGATTTGGCATGGCTCCGGGTGTGACACACAAGACTGCCAACTATTTGAAGCACAATCCGACCATCGCCTATATCCCCAATCCCATCCCGCGTTGGTCTGATCCTCGGCGTGAAGTCATTGGCGCTCCCGGTACAGTGGCAGCTAGCATCCCGCGTGACGTGCTCAAGGGTGGTATTGTCGATACTGCCAAGACGCTTGTGGACGTTGCAGATCGCCAAGCACGCTATGAGAAAGGCGCTCGCATCGGTGTCGATCCTGTCGCTGCTACAGAGGTCGAGCAGCGATTGAAGTTCCAGACTGGCTCGGGTCTACAGAACATGACCCAACAGACTGTGACGAGCGGCCAGATGAACTCTGAGTCACATCAGTTCTATGTGGCTACGCCTCTGTCCAAGATACAGGAGTTCTCGACTGCCAACCCGGACTTCACTCACTACCTCAAGGCTCGTATGATCCATGAGCAGTTGTACGCGAATGAACGTTACAACCAATCACTATCACAGCAATCGAACCAGCCCCGTAAGCCGTCCGAGTACCATGACGCCGCTCAGAACCGCTGGGACTCGCATGAAGCAGCGAATACGATCATGTGGCTTGAGAGCCAGAACCCGCAGTTCAGGCAGGTGTACCGTGACTATCGGGACAACCTCGCCGAGACACGCAGGTTTGTGACCGAGGGACCGAACCATACAGAGAACCAACAGAGGCTAACGCAGGAAGCAGTCAAGCGTCCTACGTTCCCGATCTTTAGCGAACACGCTGATCCCGAAGCGATCTTTAAGCGTGTGCTCAATGATGACAGTCCCTTAGCCATCACCGAAGATGGTATCAAGGGTGCGGTTGGCAACATGCTTAAGAACGATGCTCACCTGTCCTATATCCAGCAACTAGGATCGAATGAGTCATTTACGCCTCGCTCGGCCGAGTGGGTTAAGAACGAAGGTCAGGTTGCAGACAAGCATGGTGCTATTGTTGAGTTCAAGGTGGACGGTAACAAGGTCTACTATACAACCGATCCCTTTATCGCCAGCCTGATTAGGACAGGTTCAGCCCCCGCGCCTCACTACATCAGCAAGGCTCTATCTGGTCCCAAGCGTGTATTCACGACTGGTGCAACTGGCTGGGCTGCGCCTTGGTTCGTGCCTACCGCCTCGATCAGAGCAATGGTCCAAGGCTGGACTACTGCTCCGAGGGACGTGCGTAATGCTAACGGTTGGCGTGTGCTGCCTGCTGGACCTATCAGCGGTGGCATTGGCGTCATGACCAAACTGTACCCGCAGCTTGCAAGGGCTATGATCCCCTCTGCACAGTGGTTTGAGTCACACATACAGAATGGTCCGTTGCGTGGTATGCCGGGCGGTGGTCTCATTTCGAGAACGCTGCAACGTGCATACTCGGAGTCATTCTACCGCCGTATGGAAGTGGCTGGTGCCTTTTCTGCTAACCCGCATTGGGAGTCGCAGATGAGCCATCAGAACGTGACGAAGCTTAAGAACCAGTATGCCCACACTCCCGCTGGTCCGATGATCGACTTTCTACATGCTGCCAGTGAGCAATGGAGTCATTTCGCTGCTGGGCCAGTTGGTCAAGGCGGTAAAAAGGCGTTTCATGCTTACGACCAAACCCGAGTTGCCATGTCTGATCCTGCATGGGGTTGGGCGTGGAAGGCTGGGCGCAAGGGTAATCCGACTATCAATGGTCGAGTGATCTCTGACGCAGAGCTAGCTACGATGTTCCGGCAGTATACGGGTGATCCCGGTACGAAAGGGAGTATCTATTCAGAGACGCGACAAGGCAACCCGTCCAAGTTGCAGTACGAGGGACCGGGCGAGTGGCGTGCCAATATGTACAGGGGGCTTGGCGGTGTTGTTGCAGAGGGTCGTCACCTTGTACCGTGGGCTGATATCCTGATCCAGAGCCCCGCTCAGACTATTCGTGCTTTGAAGGAGAACCCGGTACGGGCGAGCCTCGCCTTTACTGCTAGCGGCGTACTGCCTGAGATGGTGGCGTACCTCTGGAACATGCAACAGGGTCAGGAGTATCTTGACTACCAGAGCAACCGACGTTCGAGCTACAACCTAGAGAACTACATCTATGTTGCTATGCCCGGTAGGCCACCGAAAGAGGGTATCGAAGTTCCGATTAACCAAGAGACCATCTTTGCTCGTGCTGCTACCAGAGCGTTCATGCGTCAATGGGCTGGGCTTAGCTCTCAGAACATATATGACGAAGTGAACGGGGCACTCGGAGGCTTCTTAGGTCAGACGTTTATCCCTCCCTCGCCGCCCCTCGCTGCTGGGTTGTATACACTCGCCTCAGGTAAGCTTGTCCCTCAGGGTGCAGGACTGTTCACTGGTCAATCGTTCAGCGGCAGGAAGAACCAACTCGACTCCACAGGCAACAGCAATATGGAGAAGGCGCTCAGGCAGTGGGGTGCTGGTCTGGCTGATATCGGTATTCACTTCCACGATGCCTTTACCAGTTCTCCTGATGTTGTGTCTGGTGTCAAGGCTGGTACGGAAGCTGCAACGAAGCGTGCAGTGTCCAAGACAGCCGGTGCGCGTGACTTCATTGGCTATCGTCCCCCGGTTACAGGGTCGCCAGAGATCAATGACGAACTGTTCAAGAAGGACAAGTTTATCCAAGACGTTGTGCAGATGATGAACGTTTGGGACAAGCGTAAGGGTGGTATCAGCACTAAGGGCTTTGGGCTTAAGGCCGAAGGCAAGGCGAAGGTTAAAGGGTTCATCCCTGAGGCACCGCCTGCTAAGGGTGATATGATCCCGAACCCCGGTCTCGACAAGGATATGACCAAGAACCCGCTGTACAATATCGTGGTCAAGGAGATTGAGAAGACCTTCACACAGGACCAGACTGCTGGTTACAAGTCCATGTGGAAGAACTACTCGATCTACTCGCAAGCGGTCAGACGTATGTACGCGGTCAACACTGGCAACGAGGCTCAGTGGATTGAGCAGCAGAAGAAGAACGAACCGATGGTCGCGTTCCTTAGGAAGCACAACGTCGATCCGTTCAACTTCGGTGAGGTGCGAGACTTCTATAACTTGCAGAGGCAGACGACGGGTCAACAGATACTCTACACGATTAGGGCAACCGAGCAGAGGCTGAATAAAGACCCGCGTGTCCAGAAGATGCTTAAGGGTAAGCCCTTCTCAGTGGAGATGCTCGACCCGAACAAGGAAGGCATCTCCGCCGAGGAATGATGTGTGTGTCACACAAGGATTTCTGTCGTCGCTCTCCAAATGATGTCATTGTTGTACTTGAACTTCTGAGCCTTGTTCTCTTTCAACAGAAGCTCCAAGTACGCAATGACATCTTCTTTGGGCTCAGTCTTGAAGTGCCGTACCAGCGCCCGCTGGGTGTAGCCTTCAAAGCCCCGCTCGATCAGGGTATTATTCATCTCCTGATGCCAGTGACGGAAGGTTAAAGTTTTACCTTCTTTAGACTCGACCATCTATGCACTCCCTTCTTCTGGTCCTCGACATACACCTGTCGCCCCTTATCATCCACGGTAAGAGTCACAGGGTATGACATCTTGGCATCCGCTGGAATAATCAGCGGCTCGATCTTCTTGGTGACAATGTTCCTGATCGGGATGGGCTCCTCGGCATACTTAATCAATATGCTGAGAGCAGTTTTGATAGTACGTGGACTAGCAATGCACACCAAGCAGTCATGAACATCGAGAGCAACCCGAGCGTCACTAGGCCACTTGTCATCTTCCTCAGATTGATACCAGACGCGCGTGATTTTGTCTCCAATTGTGGATTGGGGATAGAATGCAACAATTGACTTAAGAGCCTCGTCGTCAAGTCGTTGTATAACTTTGTGTCGTCTACCAAACGCATTGAAGACTTCACGGTTCTGACGGAACTCTCGCTCCTCAAGTTCCCACCACTTCTCAAGTTCTGGCGTATTTGCGTGGTAGAGTATGAAGTTCTTATTTGCTTCGTTGTAAGAAAGCCCCGTGACCTCAGATAGTTTATAACGCTCCATACGGTAATTAAGACCGTGCCGACAACGCTTAGCGATATACCTAATCGTGGGCTTACCATTATCATCAATATCAACGACAGGCACAAGGTCATAGTCAATCTTAAACATATCCGAAGCGAGGGCGCGATGACAATCATATACACCATCCAAGCGCGCCTTCTCGAATTGCTCCACCCACTTAGGAATGTTCGCTCGCCATCCCACGACTCGGGCCTCAGCTTGGGCCAAGTCGAAGTATCCGAAGACCATTCCTTCGTCGCAGAGGTACATTTCTTTGGCTCGGTCAGGTTGGTTTTGTAGGTTCCCACCTTGACCGTCGAGCAGAGCAGCCGAGGACAAACGTCCCGGTGCCCGTTGGACTCCAAACTGTCTGTACTCACATCGGAAACGTCCGTCTTCACCAACCTCAGACTCCGCATACGTTCCGAGGAACTTGGCCTCTTCGGCATATCTGTTGACATATCCTATCATCTCTTTTGCGAGAACTGGCGTCTCGGGGTTCTTTAACATCTGGGTGCGGTTGGCTTCGTCAGTGGACATACCACGACCACGCAACCCGAGCCTCTGGAAGTACAGCACTTTCATTTGCTGCCATGAGCCCGGATTGGGATTGTAGTTGTAGTCCCCTGTTAACTCATGAACACACTCATGGAACTTGGCAAGGATATCTGCCACGTCTTCTGAGACGAGTTCGACAATCTTCTTCTTACGTTCGAGATCGACAGCAACTCCATGGATCGTAGCATCGACTAGATGAGGATGCGCCCGCATAACGTGGTTGCGGTAGAAGTCCATGAGCCCTTGTTGCTCTAGCTCCTTATTCATTCGCATCCACGACGCTAGTGTAATGCAGGTGTCTTTCCCGTTGTACCTCCAGAAGTCGTCGATGTTCCCGCCTTCTTTCCAGTTCTCTCCCTCATCCTTATAGAAAGGGTGTGTGGTGTATTGAGAAGTGAGAAATCCGAGGCTATGTGGAAGTTGAGGGTAGAGGGTATGGTGTTGCAAGAGTGTATCATCGCTAAAAGTAATGTCGAGCCAGTCCTTGAGCCTAAGAGCGTAGCAATCGAACTGAGCGTTCTGACCAATGAGCGGTACTCCGTTAGCCGTGTGTGTGTCACACAAGTCTTGAAAGGCGTACATAAGGTCCGCCTCCTCAGAGAGTGTGTAACGGTTATGTCGATGATCTCGCCAGTTGATGCATACGGAGTGATGTGGATCGTTAGCGAGCCCGATACAGGCGGTCTGCTTACTGATCCATTCGAGATCGACGACAGTAGGCTTTGCAGCTTTCTTAATTTCCTTAATTGCTGCCATCGCCTGTTTATAGGACGGGTTAATAAGGGTGTCGATTTTGTATGGCTTGAACGTGCCATTGATAACAGGCCCCAGCTTGTTCACGATATCCAGCGTGAAGACGGGCTCCAGCTTCAACTCACGCATTGCGTAAGCTGGATTGATAGTGCAGACATACGTCCCTGTTCGATTGCCCGGAAACCGCGCAGGTGTGACAACTGACCCCCGCCAGTTGGTAATCTTGTTCTCACCGAGGAGAGCTTCCAGTGCATAGTTCCCCATAATGAGAATGTACTTGAGGTTGGGAAGTTGGGCGAGTTCCCAGTCCAGCATACTCACCCACTTCTCGAACTCGTCGCGTTTGACTTCCGCACGCTCCCCACCTGTACGCGATAGTGAGATTTGTCTCTTGACCACGTTCGTGACGTAAAGGTTATTACGATCCAACTTGATCTTCTTGAGCGTATCAAACAGAAAGCGGCCCGAACCTCCGATGAACGGGCGTCCCTTAGATACTTCACTCTCGCCGGGGCCTTCCCCGACGAGAGCAATTTCAGCATTCGTTGGACCTTCGGAGAATACCTGAACTGCCAATCCGAAGTCAGAAGCGTGTGCCTCGAAGTCACCCCGCAGACCCTCGTGGCTCGTCATCTCCGGGACTTTGAACGTCGGCAGTTTTAATTTCGGTAGCGCCATTTGCAGGTTCCTCGTGTGTGTCACACGTCTTCGAGAGTACAGTTCCGCAGTTCGAGCACATCGTGTATCTGCCGGGTCCACCCCCGCCAAACAACCCGTAGAGTGTAAAGATCGTAGGCTTGTCCCTCGGGCTGCACCACGGACACTGGATCGACTCGTCGAACTCGGGTAACGGGTTTGCGTCTTCGATCATGGGTCGTATCTCCTCATGGACTTGGACATAGCTGTCCGGTCACAGATGACAATGACATTGGTCTTGGCTCTTGTGATTGCTGTGTAGAAGTTCCTCCTATTCAACATGCGGGGTGATCGCTGTGACATGCAGTATATAATCGTGTCGAACTCTGACCCCTGTGCCTTATGTGTAGTGATCGCGTAACCTAGCTCGATCTTCTTCCGTGGATCGTAGTTAATGATCGATCCATGGTACGCCGAATACGCCTGAATAAACGGCGGAACGAGTATGGTTCTTTCATCTGTCGATATCTGGAGCGAACCATCCTCCGAGTTGACCCAATCGATATACCCAATCTCGCCATTAAAGAGGCGAAGCTGATAATCATTCTGGGTCCATAGGAATTTGTCGCCGCCCTTGAGAGCAATGGGAGGATCATCTTTTTTTGTAAGTTTCGATTTACGATCAACTCTAAGGATATCTCCCTTCGGATTAAACCTGACTTGGACGGCAGGATTGACCCGGTTTGTCCCATAGTTACCATTACGAGTTGGCATGATAATCTGACACGATGTTTGCGTAACAATCTCGTCAAGCATTGAGATAAGCGCGGACACTGGATTAGGCGAGTATACGATCTCGAACCGATGATTGCGGAGAGGGATACGGCCATTCTTTATCCTTTCAGCGTTCATGACTATCTCATCGTTACTCCGCCAACAGTGGAGCAACTCTTTCTTGGTCTTAGTTCTGAGCAAGTCGGCAAACGGCGTGCCTGTGTCCACCGGAGGCAACTGATAGTTGTCACCGAAGAACCTGATACTTCCATTGGGAGGGAGAGCTTCCATGAGTTGCTGATACAGTTCCTCGGATATCATGGACGACTCGTCTACATACACAATGCGCTGGAACAACGGACGTGAACGGTTGCGCCTCGGTTCAGGAGGAAGTGGATCACCGTTCGCGTCCTCGTCGTCAGGCTGAGGAAACTCTAACAACTTGTGGATGGTCGTGGCCTTGATGCCGGTTAGTTCTTGGATGCGCTTAGCGGCTCGGCCAGTAGGGGCACAGAGTACAACCTTGTCCCTACCCATTACTTTCATTGTTTCGTCGAAGGCACGTCCTAACACGCTGGTCTTGCCCGTACCTGCTCGCCCGGTAACGGAGAGGATGCGATGATCTCTATCGAGACACATATCAACCGCTTCTTCCTGCTCGTTAGACAGGGTTATGTCTTTCCTACTCAATTAAAGTCTCCCCTTTGGACAAGTCCACATGCTCGTTTTGGACATACTCAATCTTGACGCCGAGTTCTTCCATAACTCGCTCGGCGCCCTTGATTAGTAGGATGCGCATGAAAGCCGACTTTGACAATCCCATAGCCTCAGCGGCCACAGTGATCTTCTGCATGTCGTTCCCAGTCATGCGCACCATCTGGTTGCCAGACCCTGCGATTGGGTGCGGTGGCGCGAACGATATAGTTATTAGATTAATCTCTGGCATCACCTTACTCCGGTGTGAGTGGGGACTGTGTGTGACACACAGCCCCCTTCTCAATTAGCGCCTGCGGGAACCCGCTTTGGCACGAGCCTTCGGAGCAGGCTTCTTCTCCTCCTCCGCTTCCTCTTCGTCAGCTTCCTCGGTCTGAGGAACGCCTTCCTCAGCGGCGAACAGTGAGCGGATCGCGCTCCTCGTCTCGCCTTCGAGGTTCTTCTCGGTCCCGATGACCAGACCAACCCGCTGGTTCATCCACTCGTTCGGATCGATCTCGTTCGTCTCAGCAGAGAGACCGATCTTCTCGACGAACTGACGCAGGTTCCACAGAGCCCTGCGGTCGTTGCCCTTCGGCACGAGAAGACGGTTGTAGAAGAACAACGCTCCGTCCTCATAGTGCTCGGCAATGTCCGCCGGGATGTTCTCGGCCGGGATCAGAACGCGCATGGCAAAGTAGTCGTTGCCCTGTCCCGAGGTTTTCACCTCGATGTTCTGAATTTCGCCGATGTAACGGCCAACCGGGACATCCGGCGGGCGCTCCACGTCAGAGAGGTTCATATCCAGCGAGATGATATCGAGGTCTTCGTCAGCCATGATGGCTTTCCTTCTTTATGTGTGTGTCACACACGGTTAAGATGCCTTGATGGGTACGTCAGCATTATCCCTGTCATCCCCACCCTTGCGGTTATCCGGCACAGGGATGCGTTTCAGCCCTGACCGTATCCATTGATCGTGAAAGCCTGCGATAGTCATCTGTCCGGGTGCATTGTCTGGCTTGTCCGGGTTGTAGTTCAACACGAACGATGCTGACCCATGCTGGTCGAACATACGAGTTTTCATTGGCCTTCGCTTTGCGGATATCCTTGTTGTTATGATCCTGTTCCTTTGTCCTCCTTGTTCCTGACGGAAGTTCCATATCTCCGATATCCTATGTGAGACCTTGTTCACAAGTTGCCCACCTAGAGACATGGAGATAAGATCAATTGTTTCGACACCACCTTCGGATTTGGTTTGGGGATCGTTCTCATGTGACGTGAAGATCACATGACAACCCATGACGGCACCAATCGCTGATATGGAACGCATTACTTCTAGCAAGTATTGGTTACGTCCTCCGAAAGCACTGCGACCGGGCTGGGCCATAGTCGGCTCGAACTTAGGTGAGCCTCCTATCTTATCAGCCACAGCCTTAGACAGTGCTAAGTCTTGGATGGCGGTAAGAGAGTCACAGACAATCGTCTTGATGTTGTTATCAATGATGACTTGCTTAATCCCAAATGGGTTCGAGCCGCCACCATGTTTGAATACATCATCATGAGATAGTCCGAACAACTCAATGCGGTACACGTCCGATCTGTGTGCGACCGGAACATGCTCGTTGTCACCGAATGAGAGCCATAGCTTATTGCCCGGTGCCGTCGCCGCAAAGGTTGTCTTACCCGTACCTGCCTGACCCCAAAGCAACATCACCATCCTCACATTCTTGTCTGCCCCCGACTTAACGGGGAACAGTCCTTTTCTTTCAACGTTCGAGACTGGCGCTAGCCGAGTATCGCTCGTTCGCTTGGTGAGGGTATTGCCTCGATCATTTGAGCCCATTGCTCTTTACGTCCTTGACTGGTATCGGCGCAAAACGGAATGAGCGCACAGGGTCGAAAGAACCGATTGCAAGAGTGGGTCCGGCGTTCTGCTTGTTCCCAGCTTACCTTGTACTTCTCAAAGAGATCGGCCTGTATGCGTACCCAGTTCGCCCAATGGTCGATAGCTTCTTTATCCCGTTTGACTGGTTCTACATGAACGTCCTCCCCTCGGTAGGTCGGTTTGATTTTGACTCCATAGATACGGGCATGCCACATCTCCACGTTGAAGAGTGCTTGTCCGCAAGCCATGTAGCCGGTGACTTGGTGACGCATCTTGAAGCTCTCGACCCATGCTCGGTCAAGTCGCGAGGCTGTCTTGTTCTCAGCCATCGTAACGCGCATATTCTTGTCTGCATTACACAAGATGCCGTCAAGTGTTCCAATGAAACGGACTTGCCCACCGTCCTCGTATTCGAGCACAACGTCGAATACCTGTTCAATGCCAATGGGCTTCTCAGGGTTCTTGGGGTCCGCTACCCAGACCGGCCATGAATTGAGATACGGAAGGGTTTCCTTCACATACTCCATACATGACGTTTCCATATTGCCTAGTGTTCTGGTCTTGTCGTTAGGATCGTCATGGTATCCTGACGAATGCAGGATGAAATGAGCAGCGTATGCCAGTTGATCGACGGGTGACTTACCTTCGGCCATAGCCTTTCGTAACCCAGCGTACCGACCCGGCCCGAATATGCGAGTCCCCGCAGCCTTAGAATGCGCGGGAAGCTTTTGCTTTTCAGCAAGTTGCCATACACGCATAGCGGCAAAGAACTGGTGCATCGCCTCTCCCGCTTCCAGCGCCAGTGCCCTTCCGTGCTGGGGGTATTGTCGTTGGATATGTACAACACCGAAAGTTGGGCACTCACTTATAGCTTCCAAACGACTGTTCGAGAAAACCCGGAGCGTCTTTGTCTCGTCCTTCAAGGTAGGACGTATCCTCACTAGCTTGTGATACAGGCTCGTCTGGCTGGTCGGGTTGCTCGAAGCTAGGCTCTGCCCCGTTGGTTTGTTTTGATTGACAGTGACTGTCCGCATTGTAGTATCCTTTAATGGGTTCATGCCACGAGTTAAGAAGTGATAGGAAGTTCTCTGGGTTGACGTTGTGTGTGTCACACAGAGCTTCGATCTTTTGCTGATAGACGTACCTATCACACTCCCATCTATCAGCAAAGAACTTGCCATCGGGCGCAAGGAAGCCCTTGACAGGCTTACTCATCGTCATTGGTGATCGGCTGCGACTCAACGAACACGCCGCCTTCCCGGCCGATGATGTGGTTTCTCAGAGCCTTCATCTGCGAGTCCATCTGCTCGTTCAGGCTCATGAAGTTGTTCATCGTGTTGGCGAACTCCAACATGATCTTCCCTGACATATCCGTCTGCTTGGCTATGTCCAACAGCCTCTCGTATATCAGACCAAGACAGTACCTTGTTCCGGGATCGCTTATTCGGTTTTGCATTTCTCTGTTGAAGTCGTTCCAGTCCATTGGGCCTCTCCCACGTTACGGCAATAATGCCAAACCAATTCTCAATACGCCACGTCACGCCACGAACTCGTCACAATCCCCGCAGTACCATCCGTATCCCGGCTTCTGTTTACACGACGCTCCACACCTCGGACATGCGAACTTTAACAATGAGCCCCTGCTCTTGCTCGGCCAAGGCTTAGCCGTTGTCTGCTGCGGTACGGGTGCGGGTGCTGCACCTGCTGCATCAGCATAAAGCTTCTTGTTAAGCATCTGATCCAACTCGTCGTCTGCCTCGAAACAGACTTCAACTGTACCGGGGTCCTCCCTCGGCTTATCGTAGTCCATGATAGCCTTGGACTGCTTGTCGCACTCTTCCTTAATCGCCTTGTAGTTGTACACGATTGACATTATCCTGTCGCCTTTCTGCACGGTATGAACAAAGTCTTGGGGTCGTCGGGACGGCCAGCCGTTGTTACAGCAGCAACCGTCCCGCACTTGTTGCACTTGACCATCCAAGCTCCCACGCAATCAGCCGGATACGGAAGGTCAACGCTACACGCTGGTCGCTTTCCAGTATCGACCACAATCCCATTAGGGTATTCAGGATTTGGTGCGCATTGAGCCTTACGATTATGGCTGATGAATGTGAGCTTGAAATCGTCCATGTGCTGTTCCTACTCCGGGATCGCTACCCAGTCCGTAGCGAGCAAGTCCGTTTGGGACGCCAGCCACGGCACGAGATCGCCTTTGACAGTGCTCATGTAGATATATGGCAGCGTCATCTTCGAGTGTTCATCAGGCATCTGGAGTTCCAGCCACATGCCCTTGCCGTTCCAACCTTCACGGCACACCTTGACGCCGTTACGCATTGCGTCGATTGCCTCACCGATATCCATCTTATGCTCCATTACGTTTCCCCTTCTGTGTGTGTCACACATGGATGCAGTTTCATTAGCTCTGTAATCGTTAGTCCTACCTCTGTCTCAGGTAGCACATGCTCTTGCAGAACCCTTAGTTTCCTTGCCTCGACTTGGTAGTCGAACATTTCCGTGTCGTGTATCACCTGCGGCCATGGCAAGTTATGTAGGCCGCGATACCAGATGAAGAGAGTGCTATTCTTTCTCGTGACGACCGATGCCGTCGATGGCAACGTAGGCGCGGATGAAACGATGGAAGTCGCTTTCAGTCCAGTGTCGTCTTCCGGCTTGCTCTTGGATTGCGAAGTTGAAGGTGTTGACCATCGCGGCTCCTGTCTTGAGCCTTGAACGGTCCTCTTCAACATCGAGCCTAACGAGATGATCTCGCCCCAGATCACCAATAATTGTCTCACTGTCGGGGTCACTGTCATGATTGCCCTCTACTGTTGGTAACTTCCTGTCGCTCATTGGTTTACCTCTTTGCTAATGATATCCTGTCACGAGTTAGTCCAGCCTCGTCGTGGAGCATCTCGCACTTATCGAGATACTCTTGTATCTTCTCAATCTCCCGATCCAGTCGGATGATTGCCTTTCCTAGTTGGTCGTATGCTGTCGCTAGGCGCTTCTCGTTCTGCCCTAGCTCCCGCTCCAGCTTCAACTCCTTTCCCTGCTGGTACTCCAGAGCCGCCATCAAACGAAGGTTCCGCACTTCCTCCAGATGCTCCTCGACGGACTCCCGCGTCTCGCTGTTGAAACTCGGGGCTAACACCAGCGGCATCTAGTATCTCCTTCGCTAGTTCTGGGTTGGTAGGCATGACCATCGCATTGACAAACTCCATCGTTGCGAAGTCCGTACCCCTCTTGTATCCGTCGCTGAATGCGGCGGATGCGTAATCGATGACCCACATGGCGATCATTCTGTGATCGGTCATATCGGGGATGCGCTCATGCATCTTCTCGACGAACTTCGTCACTAACTCCTCCGGGGGAGGCGGTCTCATATGGCAACTCCTTGCTCAGTGACTTTAACAGTCCTCGACTGAGCGGTGCCCGGTCTCTTAGCGTCTTCATATAGAGATCGAGTAACGCTAGCTGGAACCTTATACTGTTTCTGCAATTGAGCGCAGAACCATTCAAGGTTAAACTCTCGCCGGGGCTGGGTGATATCGACGATGACTGCAAGCTTACCAGCATTGCCGATAGTATGCGTACCCGCTGTCGTAATTGACTTAGGGTCTGTGATGAGTTCATTGGCGGTAAGCTCTTTGAGTTGAGCTTCGTAACGGTTGTCCGCAATCGACTTAACCTTCTTCCAGAGCGCGAGGAGACCATAGAGCTTACCTTTGTTTGACCTGTCGGGGAACGCGATACGTGAGGGCAGTTCGTCCAGTGCCTTCATGATCTGGGTCTGGAAGCCAATCTCGGATTTATCTTCAAACGCTTTTACCATTGTCTTCTCCTGTCAGTTGTGTGTGACACACAAAGGGGCGTCCAATTCAGGTTCGTTTAAACTTTGCGATGGTCCTACGTGAGCGCAGTGTACGCGGCTCTGGGGGTTGGGGGCTAGAGCCATCACCACGGTCCACCTCACTAGATTGCAAAGTCCCCTATATGTTATGTATATATATGGGTGCCTCCCCCCTTCCTTTTATTGGTTTCCCCCCTCCAGAGGACCAACAAACAGGGAAGGGGGGGACGGACACGGCACGACTTTGTGCCGCCAAAGATGCAGACAGTAAGGATGACAGTTGACGTATTCACTCTTCTTAGGGTGGAGTTGAAATACGATCTCTTCATCCTCCCACATCTGCTCTTTGATCCAACACATCTCCAACCACGTTGGAGTGCGGTTAGGGCAAGAGACGCTTACGTGTTCCCAACCTTGGGCTTCATCATCGGTGCCGTCAGATGATAACACCTTAAGCCTGTGCTGCTTAATGTGTACCATGAATGCGCCGTTGCATCCATCCTTCATCGTTGAAGCATAAGGGCCTTTCAGAACTCGACACCGTTCCATGATGATGGTTGGGTACTGACGCATTAGTCGATCCTCGCTGCTACAAATGACCCATCCTGCTGGAACACGGCGCAAATGGCGTGATCGTAGAAGGCGAATGTCTCACCCCGCAACTCAAGCGTCGCGAGTGGGCACATGAGGGGATCGCCGGGATACTTGAGACACATCTCGCGAACCTTCTCGAACCCCTTGATCGGGTGGTTCTTGAACCCACCGAACTTATACCAATGGTCGATTTGATCGGCCATGCCACGCTTGTCGTCTTCGTTGATCCATCCCGGAATGAACCCGAGATGCTCCAGCGTCATAGCCGGATGATGAAACTTCCAAACCAATGTCATGTGTGTCTCACACAAGTTAGCGGTTGCGGACAAACTTGGACTTGTATCCAAGCGAGTGAACGACTGCCATAACGGTAGCATACTGCGGCCGACGGGTTGTCCCCTCGAACCAGTTGTACAGGGTAGAGACGCTGACGCCAGACGCTGCACTAACCTGAGCATATGACTGCCCGCTATCCTGTACAAGTGTACGAGTCGCATCGATCACAGGGTCTTTATCCTTGAACGAGTACGACTTGTAAAGCGATAATGATCCCTTGGACATTAAGCCATCTCCGGCATGTTGTTGACGACACGCTGGACAGCCCGAACGCAATCTTCCTCGGAACCGTAAAGCTTCGTACCTTCGTTGTTGAGGTAAACGCGGAACGACTTATTGTCCCAGCGTTCGATTGTGTAGAAGCCAATCTTGGTCACATAAGTGCGCAAGACTTTCTTCTCTCGCCACCAGCGAAGAGCATGTGACATTACACCATGCCCCTCTTTGTGATCCTGTATGTGGCAGCGCCGGTACGATTGACCAGCTTCTTCACACACAGAATGTAGATGACGTTAGACAGAGATTTGGGATTGTGGCCATTGTTCTCTGCGAGGGCTCGCAGATCGGCAAGCTTTGTGGGCTTACCAGTATGGCGAAGGCGCTCTAAGACAAGCTCCCGCAACGACATAGCGGAGTTGTCTTCGAGCATCAGCGGAGCTTCATCAACAGTGTCAATGCGCTCCACCGCTGACTGATATGCTTGGATATCCATCCCAACATTCTCAGCCGCAACAGCTTTGAGAAGGCTCTCAACGCTGATATTAAAGCTAACTTTTAACATCTTGATAGGCACTTGTAGTCTCCTGTCGGTTGTGTGTGACACACAGAAATGGACCAATTTATATGCCAAATTTCCAGTTTTAAACACGAAATTAGCCCATTTTCGGAGTATAGCACTATGCTATACGGGTGTCAAGCACTATTTTTAGCCCTATTTTATGTCTTCATCCTTCAAAACTGGCTCATATCCACGCAATTTGAGCCATTCTTGGGACTGTAACTTGAAACTACGGGGCAAAGTGGACACCGTAATCGTCTTATGCAGAAGCACGGCCATGGCTGTGTTGCTTTTTGGTACGGGCATTCTTCTTTCTTCCATGAACTTTCTTAGTCTTTGTATGTCTCCTGTCCTTAGCACTTGGTTTCGGTTTCGTATGAAGTCGCTTAGTGTCTCTCTCATCTGCTGGCCTATTCACTTTCTCTACAGTGTTGCCTGCGGGATATCGTGTGACACACACAACCATCCCATTACGATGCACATCAATGTATGTGCCACACACACGCTCTAGATCATAAGACACCCAGATGCGGCAAAGCTTAGGACGCTTCACCACCTCTATCAATGGCATCTGAGATGTAAGATTGTCGAGCGCGACGAAATTAGTCAGCCGGTTCTGTTCGACTGTAGGCTGCTTTCGGAACCTCGATGGTTGGCGCATTGTTCTCTCCTGTCAGGATCATATGGACCTTCACCGTATCCAGCGGTAGCAGGCCCTGAAAGTCGAAATACTGTTTACCCTCGTTGTCCTTTGTCGTGTGTATCTTGTACTCACGATCCTTGGACACTTCTGCTATTGTCTTATAGAAGAGTTCGTGAAGCTCTTCTTCGTTGTAGAACAACTGCTGCAATGCTGACACAGCATATACCAGCTTACTAAACGCTACAGGGATACGACCATCCAGACTAAGCCGATCCTTATTAGCCACGAAATACTTCATAGTCTCGATCTGCCGCTCCGCCTCCAGCAAATGCGAAGCGGCATCCATCATGATCTCTTTAGTGATATGCACTTTCCTGTCTCCTGCTTTGTGTGTGACACACAACTTACAAGTGGTTCGGCGCCTCCAGAAGTGGGACGCGGTACACAGCGAACACGTCGGCATTGATTACATCCTCGGTCTGTATCCTGACAGCATAGGAGTTTCTGTCAAGCTTTTCGATTGTGGCATTGAGCGTTGAGTAAGTAATCTGCAATGACTTGAGGATATCTCCCTCATTCGCAAACGCCCATTGCGATCTATCGTCCAGCCTAACGAGCAGATAAACTTCCTTCTGCATGTTACTTCCCTTTCAACAGTGAGTTGAACGTAGCTTTGCCCTCGGGCGACTGTGCCCAAGCTTCACTCTCTTCGTGAGTTGCATCGAACTCACCATCAATCGCACGCTTGCGCAATGCGAGTGCCTCGACCGATCCAGCCTTAGCTAGATCGTTAACTAGGTCCATGATGTTGGTCGCGCTCTCAGACAGATAGTCGTCATAAGCGCCCTTCCGTGCCTTGTCGGCCATCTCGGTCAGTCCAATAGCCTCAAGCTCGCCAGCGAGCCTGTCCTTCGTATGCATCTTCTTAGTCTCCACGGTTGCGAGTGTGATCTTCTTCACGGTTGCTATCCCTGTTTGGGGAGCCTCTTTCGATAGCTCCCTCATGCGTCGTAGGTCGATCATTAGTGCTTCACCACCTTCTTGTAGAAGTCCGTAAACGCTTTAATCTCAGCGAATTGGGGATCGTCCTCCAACTCTTTGAGTTCTTCTTGCGTGGCATTACGCAAGGTGAGATCATCTTGGAACGTCATCAGGTGATGACAGTATAGGCATATCGTGAGATCGCCGGGGTTAGGAGGGATACAGTCCTTCAAGTCTGCTGCATGGTTGAGCCGTGTGTCACACACAAGACACTTGATCTCAGGTATACGATGCATGTCAGCCATTAGACTTCCTCACTGCTACGAAGATGAATGAAGTGGCTTGAGGCTTGCTCTCGATCACAGCCCCTATTGCGTCCTGCAACTCAGCCAGTGACTTAGGCTCACCAATCGCAAAGGCTTCATCGCGATTATCGAAGTTGATAGTTCCAGCTAATACAAATTTGTCGTTGTCCATTGTCCTGCCTTGTGTGTCACACACAGTCCGTCCGTAATTAGAGCGTCCGGTCCGTGTTTTTAGGGCCGTTCTGGCCATTTTAGTAGTATAGCACAATGCAATACACTTGTCAATAGACAAAATTATGGCCCATGGCGTTAACCATGGGCCACAATTAGGAGTTAAGCAGCGTCTTTGTTCGCGGTTGCGTTGCGTTCCAATGCATTCTCAATCGCGGTTGCGAGTGCATCAAGCGCGTTCGCCACATCGTCATTGAAAGCCGAAAGCTTGTCAATGACCCCCTCACGGAACTTGTTAAGGCGTTCCGCGACTTGCTCGTTATTTGCCGGGTTAACCGTGGGGGTTGCACCGGCGGAACGATCGCGCAAAACGGCACCGCCCATGCGAGCGAGTTCCGAAAGCGAAGGTTTCGCCTTAAGCTTAACCTCCGTATTACCGACGGTAATTTTCTGCTTTTCGTTAAGCAACACTCGATCTTGGTCAAAGTGTTCCTTAACAGCCTTGCCGGTCACAGCGAGCGAACCCGTTGCTTTGTCAATTTCCGCCTTCATTCCCTTGGAAATGATCGTATAGGCACCTTGCGCTGCAATCCGCATTTGGGTTGCGAAATTGCTGCGATTGGTTTCGCGACTGTCAAAGGTTGGCGAACCATCCTTTTTCTTTTCGCCCGGTTTCGGGAACATATCACCCGCCCATGGGGCGAAAGTGCGCTGTTCCGTTCCGTCTTCATTGCGCGTCAATTCATAGACGCCCAAAACGACGCGCAAACGGTCGTTAAGTTCCGACTTTTCTTGCTTGGAACCGTTGACCGCAAGCGCCAGATTGATACGCTTATCAATCGCGGCCGCATTGTGGAAAAGCATTGTCATTTGCGACACTGCCTCAGACTTGGAAACTTGCGCGCGTCCAAGTTCAAATTCAAGCGAGTTAACCCGCGCGCTTTCAGCGCAAAGGCGTTCCACAACGGAACGGCCTTCCTTTGCATTGATTGCCTGAGGATTAACAAAGGCCAAAGCCTTGCTATCCTTTGCCATGGGTTTCGCGCTAGCTGCCGTTGCTGGCTTTGCCATTGTTTTCGCCTTTGTTGCGGTTGTGGGGGTTGCAGAAGTCTTTTTAGCCATTTTCCTGTCTTTCATAATCGCGGCTGAATTGCCGCTATCACAAGCCGGTCTAAACCGCTTGTGTGTGTCACACACAATGTCTAGTCCGGTTATTAGTCCGATATCCAGCGAACTAATACCCGATTAAGACACACTTTAACGGACCTGTCAAGCCCTGTTTTTAACAAAATTATGTGTGTCACACACAAGCGAAAGCCTCTAAACCTCTCTAGGTTTACAGTCCGGGAATATGGCGACCATGGGACGCTCCAGTGTGACATTTCTGCCACACTGGAACTCCCAATGGTGCGGTGCACGCGGAACCTGTTGCACCGCACCATGGAACTTGTTACTGCTTAACCTCCGCAGTGTCTTGACCCTGCCGCATAAGGGCGTTGAGTTCCGCGCCGTAACCAGTGTTATAGAATGCACCGGCTTTCGTCACGCGCGGGAACGCCTTATCCGCACAAGCCTTGACCAAACGAACCGACTTCACAGCCTTATCGTTTGCGCAAACCGCAAGCGCCTTCTTTTCCAAATCGGGAAAGTCGGACAATTCGTAAACGGTTCGCGTCACCTGCATTTCCTTTTTGGCATACGCCACGTTAGCGGAAAGCAGGGTTGCGAGGGAAACAGCGGCAACAATGAGGGAACGGTTAATCATGGCTTAGACTTCCTGTTATCGTGCTGGATTGCACGCCATATGCGAGGTTTGCACCTCGCATAAAGCTTGCAATCAGCGCGGAACGGAACCCATGCCATTAAACCGCCATTCGCCGAAACGTTCGCCGAATGTTGCGTTTTTGGTATGCTGACTTTCGGCCTTAGCAACCGGAACCGTTTTACCCGTTCCGCTTGCATAGAGCGCAAACGCCAAGAAACCCAAAACCGCCAAAGCCTCAATACCGTGTTTATTCATGGTCTAGTCTTTCTGCTATGCGAGCAAATCGCTTTGCTTGCGCCATATCGCCATTTGCAGAGCATTCTAGCGATTTATCGTCACAGATACGTTTAAGCGTATCCACAACGGCATAAATGCCGAAATGCTCCACAAAAGCCTCTAAGAGCTTTTGCATGTTTATCCCCTAAGGATACCAACGATGTGAAACAGCCCAGAAAGAGGGAACCGGGGAACCCCGAAGAGGCGACGCCCGAAACCGTTTCCGTGCTCCCTTTGTATAGATTGCTGCGAACCGTGCAAGCTTTTTGTGTGTGACACACAACGTTTTTCGATCACGGATTGTTACATTGAAACGGTTGCGGTTTCGGATTATCGGATTGCGCGCGGAACAAACCACAACCTTAACTAACCTTTATGCGCCGAAAGGCGCGGTCGAAACCCCTTCAATGTGACACAATGTCGCACCTCCCAAATAAACCTGTTGACCAATCCCCAAATCTATGAACGCGCAATGTGTGTTTCACACAATGGGTTTTTGATCCTAACAACCTATGGATGGTCGCCCGTGTGTGTGCGCGCGTGTTCGCGATCACAATTTCCCCAACTTGTCAAATAGCTGAATTTCCGAAATTGGAGTGGGTGTGTCAAATCAGGTACACCCTAAGGTTGTATGCATATTTGCATATCAGCTAGCTATGCGCTACACGCATGCCCCGTATCCCCCCCTATTTCAAAAATGTAACAATTCGTGATTTGACTTTTGCGGGGGTCCCGAAGGGGGGGGCCTACGCGACATCTTAGCGTTGTTTTTGATGATTTTAGTGTGATTTAGTGTGATTTTGTGTGATTTTGTGTGTTTTACACGCGATTTAGCTCATTTTTGAGCATTTTTGAGCATATTTAACTCAATTTCGCTATATATACTGAGTCATTCGCGACGCAAGCGTCTATATATACTGAGTCGATGTGTGTGACACACAAGATTATGCACCATGGGGGTGTGACAATATGACGCAGTTTAAATGCGATTGAATTGAAAAAAGGGTTGACAACCGCGCCTACGGCGATTATAATGCTTTCAAATGATCGTTAAAAGGCTCTGGGCCTTAGATCAATGAGAAAACCCCCTCAGATGTAATGTCTGGGGGGGTTTATCTTTGGGTACATTAAAGAAGGAAGTGGGCGGCCACGTATGAACGTGAATTGCGCTTCGCTATATAGTCTTATTCTTCTTTTGGACTGCTCGCTTTTTATCAGTTCGATATTGAACGAACTTAGCAGCGTTCTTTTTAATCTTCTCAGCAATCTTCTTTGGGTTCTGTCTACGCTCAGTCATGCGTTCAGCTATCAATGGATATTCAGTTAGGTTATTAACGTCATATAACCTTACAGCCTCATCCAAAGCGGCTTGGGTTATTTTAGGAGCGCGGTCATCCCTGAATTGTAATATGTTCCTTTCCGTCGCGATTGTACTAGGGACTCCTATATAACCACGTTCAACATTAACCGCTACAAGGCTTTTAGGCAGCCATGCATATCCTGCGGTTTCACTGTCTGCAAACTCAACCTTAATCCCCTTATCAGTCTCATTCAATATCTTCGTGAATTTCATATAGATCATGTTGAATAGTTTTAGATCACTGCCGTATATCCTGTATGGCATGTTCGCCTCCATACTTGTGTGTGTCACACATGGGTTTATCGATGCGGTACTCGCTCCCCCCAGTCCCCCCCATATGGGGGCCGAGATGGAATGTAAGGATCATACACGAGTGTACAGCACTTGTCAAGCATTATTTAACTGGGTTCCATGCCTGCGACGATATGTCGCACCCTGTGACAGGCTATGTGTGTGTCACACAGAGAAAACGCTTGACACGGGTGTAGAATATGCTATTATAATGCTCGGTGGTGTTGCGCGCGGGCCTCGGAACCTTGTGTGACACACACAGGAAGGTGGAATTGATCCAGCGAGTCCATCTTTCATGAG